GCTAAAAGAAGACTAAAAGAATTGGAAGCCGTTCAATGATGGAATTAGCTCTTATCAGAACGCTGATGAACAAAGAGTTTTACGAGAGGCACAAAGGTATACGATGTCCAGATAAGATATTTACTAAAGATGTAAGAAAGATTAAACAAGCCTTAGACTACGCTATGATTAATTATGAAAATAGCTTGAGTCCTACCGACCTTGAAGCTATATTTTTCTCTACTAATCAGTCCTTAACTACATCTAACAAAGAAGCATATAAAACTTTATTTAAACGATTATCTAATGAACAACCTATGAATGACAACATAAGTGAAGACGTATTGTCTAAGTTGTTTCAGCAGGTTGTAGGTGAAGAGGTAGCTAACTTAGGTTTTGACTACGTTAATGGTACAGTTAATACGCTAGAGCCTATGCGTAAGATACTGGATGCATATCAAGATGACTTTACACCTAATCTAAAGGTAACATGGGAAGACATATCTATTGACACATTACTTGATGCGGCAGAGATACAATCGCAATGGACGTTTAACATACCTAGTCTAAAGCGTAAGGTTCAAGGCATATCAGGTGGACACTTTATTATTGTAGGTGCTAGACCTAACACAGGTAAGACATCCTTTCACGCCAGTCTTGTTGCTGCACCTGGTGGCTTTGCCCATCAAGGAGCTAAGTGTATAGTTTTATGTAACGAAGAACGATACGATAGGGTAGCAGGTAGATATTTATGTGCAGCATCCAGTATGTCCTTAAAAGAAGTCAAAGAAAATAGAGCATTAGCAGCATCTCGCTACAGCCCTGTACACGATAACGTTAAAGTAAAGGACAGTATGGGTAAGGACTTAGCTTGGGTAGAAGCTATTGTTAAACACAACCAACCCGACATAGTTATCTTAGACATGGGTGATAAGTTTGCACCTAAGACATCTGATAAGTCAGACATATATCTTAAAGATGCAGCAATATACGCTAGGAATATAGCTAAACAATATAATTGTGCAGTCATATGGATGTCTCAGTTAAGTGCAGCAGCAGAAGGTATAGTGCGTGTAGATCAATCTATGTTGGAAGGTAGTAAGACAGGTAAGGCAGCAGAGGCAGACCTTATGGTTCTTATATCTAAAAATTCTCCTGTTGTTAATGAGGGTGCAACAGAACAAGAAGAAGATACACAAAGGCACTTAGTGATAGCTAAGAATAAATTAACGGGTGGATGGCATGGCACTATTCATTGTAACTTGGATGGCAATCGAAGCCAGTACTTGGTGTAAGGAATTAGTATAATGGAAGGAGATGTTTTTTATTTTGAATACACTTACAAAAAGAACCTGCAAAGATTGTAAACTGACAAAACGTGCCGATTGTTTTGGTGTTGTTGATCGTTCTGGAAATAGAAGAGGTGTTTGCAAAAGTTGTTATAGTTACAGCAGGAATCCAAATGCTTGGAATAAAAACGTCATAAGAAAAAAACTATACGCTAGAAATAAAAGATGTTGTTCCATGTGTTATAAAATAAAAGACTTATCTTTTTTTCCGAATGATTATTCAGGTAGAGTATATAACAATAAAAAATCTTATTGTCTTACTTGTGCATACAGAATGAAAAATGATTATGTAAATAGAAATAAAGACAAGAAAGTTAATTGGAATAAAACTTACCGCACAAAAAACAAGGATAAAATAAATGAAAAATTCTATATATCACTAAGAAACAATCCACAGAAAAAAATAGCACATTTACTCAGGACGGGTGTGAATAAAGTCTTAAAAAGAAAAGGTCAAACTAAGGTTGGTAGTGTTACAGAATCTATAGGTTGTTCAAAAGAACAACTTGTGAAGCATATTGAAGATCAGTTTTACCCAAACAAAGAAACAGGAGAGTTAATGACATGGAGTAATCACGGAGTTAATGGTTGGCACATAGATCACATAAGACCTCTGTGCAGTGTTGATTTAGAAAACCAAAAGGATTTTGCTGAAGTAAGTTGTTATTTAAACCTGCAACCTCTTTGGTCTAAAGAAAACCTTTCTAAAAGCGGAAGATGGGATAAAGAATGAGACTTATACTTGACGTAGAGAATACAGTAACTAAACGTGGTGGTAAGAAACACTTAGATCCTTTTGAGCCTACTAACCATTTAGTACAGGTAGGGTTTAAGAACGTAGACAGACCTACAGAACGCTTTATGCTTACCTTTGACCACACTGAATACAAAGATCAAACAGGTGCTAACTATAAGTTAGTACAGCAAGCGTTAGACGAGACTACCTTACTCATTATGCACAACGCTCAGTATGATTTAATGTGGCTTTGGGCTAGTGGATTTACATATGACGGAGCTATATGGGATACAATGTTAGCTGCATATATTCTTGTACGAGGTCAGAAGTTTCCTCTTTCATTAGAACAATGTGCTATCAGAGAACACCTACCTTTCCAGAAGGATGACACACTAAAGACTTATTTTAAAAAAGGTTACAACACAGATGAGATACCCCTTAATGAACTAACGTATTACTTAGGATGTGACTTAGATACTACGTGTGCCTTGTATGAACACCAACTCAAGAGCTATGCCTTAGATGAATCAAAAGGTATGACTACTGTAAGAGATCTTACGTTCAAGGTATGCCAGACACTTACTCGTATGTATATGTCAGGGTTTAAAGTAGATAGAGAAGCACTTGTACAAGTACGTAAGGAGTTCGAAGAAGAGAAGGCTGACATAGAAGAGCGGCTACACCATAAAGTTAAAGAGTTGATGGGTGACACACCTATAAATTTAAACTCTCCAGAACAGATGTCTCAAGTTATATTTAGCCGTAAGGTAAACAACAAGAAAGAATGGGCAGACTTGTTTGAATATACAAAAACTCCTGCTGAGTATAAAGATGCAGTAGAAGCGAACAGTAAAATAATAAGAAGAACTAAAGCGTTTACGTGTCCTGTATGTAAGGGTGAAGGCAAAACCTATAAAGTAAGGAAAGATGGAACAAAGTATGCCAAACCCAATAAATGTAAGGATTGTACAGCTAGAGGCTACCAACTTAAACAGTTAAATCATTTAGCTGGGCTAGGCTTCACTGCTCCAGGAAAAAAATGGGTGAGTGCTAATGGTTTTAGTACATCAAAAGGTAACTTAGAGACACTAATATCTACAGCTAAGAATAGAGGTATGACTGAAGCTATAAACTTCTTGACAGATCTTAAACGTCTGTCTGCTGTATCTTCTTACCTATCTTCTTTTGTTGAAGGTATAGATGTTTTTACTAAACCTGATAACTTCTTACACGTAAACCTGACACAACATATTACATCTACTGGTAGGTTCTCAGGGCGTAACCCTAATATGCAGAATATGCCTAGAGGTAATACGTTCCCCGTTAAGAAAGTGTTTATCTCTAGATGGGATGGTGGGCAGATCCTAGAGGCTGACTTTGCTCAATTAGAGTTCCGCGTTGCTGCTTTCCTCTCACAGGACCCTGTAGCTATCGCTGAGATCAATACAGGCTTTGATGTACACTCCCACACGGCTCAGGTTATCACAGACTCAGGACAGCCTACAAGCCGTGTGGAGGCAAAGCAGCATACGTTTGCACCTCTCTTCGGAGCTACAGGATATGGTAGAAGTAAGGCTGAAGAAGCGTACTACATACAGTTCATTCAGAAGTATGAAGGTATAGCTGCGTGGCATCAAGAGTTGGCTGAAGAAGCATTACGCTTTGAGAAGATCACGACACCTAGTGGTAGGCAGTATGCTTTTCCTGGTGTAGAGCGTAGAAAGAATGGTGGGGTGTCTAGCTTCACTATGATTAAGAATTACCCTGTGCAAGGCTTTAGTACTGGAGATATAGTACCCCTTGTATTAATAGAGCTAGAAGAAAGACTAAGTAAGTTACAGTCTTGTCTAGTTAATACGGTGCATGACTCAACAGTAGTTGACGTACACCCAGAAGAAGTACCGTATGTTAAGTCTATAATAGATACACTTAATGAAGATCTTAATGATATTATAGAAGAAGCATATGGTGTAACCATGAACGTTCCACTACTTTTAGAAGCTAAAATCGGACCCAATTGGCTTGACACAAAAGACGTTTAATGGTATAACTTAGGTTCATTTTTTGACAGTAAAAGGATATACAAATGTCAGACATAGCACTCGTACCTAATGAAGGTACATCAATAGCAGAAATGATGGGCATACCACAAACAGGTAGCGCATCTTCAACAACGCAATCTTCTTTGGCAAGCCTCAGTGTCTTAAATGATGCTATCATGGGTTTAGTTGAAGTGAACGGCAAAAAAGTTAAGACGGAGATAGTTCCTGGAACATCTTTTAAGTTTAGAATTAGTGAAGATAACATAGTGTACAGTGACACTGTAACAGTTCGTACTTTTGCAATACGCCAAAGATGGTCTAAATGGTTAGCAGAAGATGGAAACTACGTTAAAAGTATTATGGCTAATGACCTTAAGGCTGACTTAAAAGACAGTAAAGGTGGCTTTAACTGCGGCAGACCTGCAGGTTACGTACAGGACTTTCACTCTTTAGCGGATAACATTCAACAAGCTATGAGATCTTCACGAAGAACACAAGTTATACTAGGTATGCTACAGTTAGATAACCCTGTAGATATTGAAGGTAATATTGTTCTGGATCACACTGATACATGGTTTCCCTTTGTTTATGAAGTAAGAGCAGGTGAGTCTATTAAATCTATAAACGAAATAAATAGCAGTCTATCACGCGAGAGATTGTTACCTATACAACATACTGTAAAGCTTACAGGTGTAGAACGTATAGGTGCTAGTGGTAAACCCTATGCAGTATTTGAAGCATCTTTACATGAACCCTGTGATTTACAGGAAAAAGATAATGAAACGCTGCGTGACTTTATGGATTGGATTAATAAGCAGAACCAGTATGTATTAGGTGAGTGGGATAAGTTTAATTTATCTTCAGATACTTTTGATGCAGATGATTCTGCGTTAATAAACTCTATGGTAAACGTAGAGGAGTCTGTATAATGCATCCAGCAGAGCTAAAAGTTTCTTTATTTCTCCAGAATGCTCTTGCTGGTAAAACAACTATTACTGAAGAGGTGGCTGATAAGGTCGCCTCTGATGTAAAAGAAGCTGTGTTTAAACAGTTTTCTGGTGGGCCTCGTGATAAGTTTAGACTAAGAATGTCTAACATAGGAAAGCCTAAGTGCCAGTTGTGGTTTCAAAAGAACAACCCTAAAGTAAAAGCACCTTACCCACCAAGCTTCTTAATTAATATGATTACAGGTGATATTATTGAGGCTGTATTTAAAGGCTTACTTAGGTCAGCAGGTGTGACCTTTGGTGATAACGATAATGTAGAGTTAGACTTAGGTGAGCTAGGTAAAATAAAGGGTGAGTACGATATGATATTAGATGGAAGTGTAGACGATGTTAAGTCTGCCTCTGATTATTCATACACCAATCGTTTTGAATCGTTTGATAGACTACAATCAGATGATACATTCGGTTACATACATCAACTTGTAGGTTACGCAGTAGCTTCAGGCAAAGACATGGGTGGCTGGTGGGTTGTAAATAAAAAGGATGGCGCATTTAAATATATCTCAGGTAGTACAGTAAACCAAGAAGAAATAATGGAGAGTATTAAAGATAAAGTATCTTACATAAATGAGGATAAACCTTTTGAAAAGTGCTTTAAACCTGTACCTGAATACTATAGAAGAAAAGCATCAGGTAATTTAAAGTTAGGCAAAGCGTGTGGTTGGTGTGATTTTAAAACTACGTGTTGGAAAGAACTACAGAGACTACCATCAAGAGTATCAACAGCTAAAGTAAAACCTATGGTTGATTACGTATTAATAAATGACAATGAGGAAACAGTTATATGAGCAATACATTTACAATAGAAGATAAGTCTTACACAGAAGAAGATATGAATGCAGATCAAAAACGATTATTTAACACCATATTAAATATAAAAAGTGAAATAGGGTCAGTTAAATTAAAGTTTGATAGCTACGACACCTACGCTAAAGTTCTTAGCCAACAATTAGCACAGTCCTTAACTTCAGATAGTGTAGACGAGCCTAGTGAAGCGTAGGTATAATTCTAATTGGAGTACCTATCGTAGCGGTTTAGAAGACAAGTTAGTAGATAGCTTATCTAAAATACAAAAAGAAGTCAGGTATGAAGAGTTAAAGATAGAATGGGAAGACCTGCGCTATCGAACTTATACGCCTGACTTCTTGTTAGATAACGGTATCATAATTGAAGCTAAGGGCCAATTTGATTCTGACGATAGGCACAAACATAAATGTGTCAGGAGGCAACATCCTGAATTAGATATACGTTTTGTGTTTAGTAATGCAAAAGCTAAGTTGTATAAGGGTTCTAAATCTACATACTCAGATTGGTGTAATAAAAATAAATTTCTTTGGTCTAATAAAATAATACCTGAAGCGTGGTTAAACGAACCAGGTAGGTGTACTACTAAAAGGTTAATACAGCTAAAACAAAAAAGAAAGAAGCAGATATGACAGATGACGTAAAAAGTGATCATACTTATTTGTTAGCTTTTATTGCATCAGACCATAATTCTTTTGAAGACTGGGATGATAATTTTGAAATGAATGCAGTGATAAGCCCTAACAATAAAGATGATGTAGATACAAAGAACTATTTTTTAACACTCATACGCTTACTACAGCACTGCACATATTTGTTAAATGAAGATGATGAATTTCGTGACTTTGTACACGATGATTTAATGGCAAGTGAAAAAATAGAAAGAGGCAACAACGTGATTAATTTATTTACACCTACAAAAGGGTCAGCATAGAATGGCTAAATGGGGCGAGACAGAGTGGAACGGAACTAAGTTTGATGAAGACGGTTACTACACAGAGATTAGTATAAAACATGATCCTGTGCAAAAACCTGCACACTATAACCAGAATGGTACGATGGAATGTATAGAAGCCATTGAAGCTATAATAACTACAATGGATCAAAAGTATGCGTATCATGCAGGAGCTATACTTAAATACTTGTGGCGGTTCGAATATAAGAATGGCTTAGAGGATTTAGAAAAAGCTGAATGGTATCTGCAAAGACTAATAAAAAAGTATAAAGAGGTACACAAATGAAGACCTTTAGTGTCACCTTAGTAGTAGAGGTAGACGAGCCTAACAATCTTTTAAGTGCAGCAGAAGACACACACACAGAAGATATATACGATATGCTTCACAATATGATACACGATGTTGATGACGTAAGTATAAGCAAAGTATTAGTGAGGCATAGGTTATGAACTGTTGGCACTGTAGAACACAACTAATATGGGGTGGCGATCACGACATTGGGCATGAAGATGAAACATGGTCTATGGTAACTAACCTAAGCTGTCCTAAATGTGCGTGTCACGTAGACGTATATTATCCGAAAGAAGGTAACGATGAGTGAATTTGAAATAAGAATAACCCCCGAAGAAGGTATGTTAAAAGAGTTTATCCATACGTTTAAAGGATCTTTAGATCTACGTCTGTGGATGAGTTTAATACAAGAAGAGTTAGTTGAACTACGTGCAGAAGACTACGGTACAGCAGCGCACCTGAAAGAATTGTGTGACGTTATGTATGTATACAATGGTATG